GGTGGGATTGTTACAGTTCTTGAAACAGTATCGCTTACAGTTACCAGCTTAAAGGCATCTCCTGCTACTAAGGTATAGGCAGCAGTTTGAGCGTTAAAGGCTATTGAAACTCCAGCCACATACTTAAGGCCAGTTGTTTCCCCACTATCCGCTACAAGTGTGTGGCCGTTTGTGCCAACCGCTAATCTTGCAACTGTGTTATCAGCTGTCCCTGCAATTAAATCACCTTTTGCATCAACTGTGGATTTTGCTATTGCTGCTCCAGCGTTTGTAAAAACTGTTGTATCGATAGCAGTTCCAAGTGATCGGATTGCTGCTGCACCATCCTTGACTAATGCGGTGTCATCTGGAGTGCTCCAGCTGTAATTTGTAGTAGTTGCCATTTTTCTCCTATTATCAGGCTACGATTGTAGCGTATTCCCATGTTAAAGTTGGATCTATTGTGTTCCATGCCTCGGTGATTGGCACAGTATTCCAGCGCATCGCCACTTGACTAAACGCCACAGGCGAAAGATTGATTGTCAGGAATAATTCATTAAATCTAGTGCTCCAACGCCATCCCTCGACATACCCCTCAAAGACACCATTCGAGATCTGGGTTGGCAAGTTTTGAATGTTTAACGGCTGACCCATAAAAACACCCAACAGGTTGTCCCGATCGCTATTATCAATCTGAGGATTGGTTATTGGAAAGGTTATGGATTGGAAGGCTGCCAATGGGAAGGCACGTTGGGCAATATATCGATCTGCAACCTCTTGTGCATCTACACCTGAATGAATAGCAGAGTTAATGCTTTCGGCTTTGTAGCCATATAAGGCAATCGATTCAGCACTTGTAGCAGTTGCCTGTGAATTAAAATTATTTCCATAATTGATATAAATGTCGTTGCGAATATCAGCTGATCTTGTGATGGTCGATAATCCCTGACCTAAAGCATGCTTAGCGTCTAAATCAACATAACCATTGGCTATCAAATAAGTCTGCCTGTGGTCTGCATCAGCATAACCAATATCTCCGTTAGGTGCTTCATACATATAACCAAATGCGCTATCAGCAATAAAACTTGCAATGTTATAGACAGTATCAGCATCAGCGGATCTGCTTGACATTGTGTAAAGCCCCGGTTGATCGATTTCGCCTAAACCTTGATTACCTGCCGTTGCCCATGTTTCGGTTGCGTTATAGGTTGCCCATGTTGTAGCAGCTGGAACATCATTCCAAGACGCCAATAATACGCTAGAAAGCAATTCATAAATCTGGTCGCCATCCTCATCTTGCGAAAGATTGTCGTTATAGATTTCTTTAGCAAGTTTAACTAATGAACCCATTGCAAGGATTGTGTAATTGACAACAGTTGCCAATGATCCGGTTGCACCAACCTCAACAGTCAGATCAGTAACATCTCCACCAAATAAATTCACATAAGTTCCTGAACTATCTTTAACTTGCAAACTTAAAGAATCATTAATTTGAAAAGGCAAGGTTTGACCGGATAAGGCAACTAGAGCAACTTGCAAATAAGATGGATTAGGTTGAGTATAGATATCATCTCGACCGGCTTGATGGGCAATATCGCTAATAGCAATGTCGGTGTAATCAACACCAGCAACAGTTAATTTCCAGTCAGGTGTCCAGACTGTCATTATCGAGCCCTAGTTATCCCGCTGTTGTATAGCTGTGGAACGGATCGGGATGCGCTCTGATTTAACACTTTTGCAACTGCTCTTGCAGCACCCTCAGAATCTACTGCTTGAACTGTAATGTTATTGACTGTTGTGCCAGCCCTTGCAGCACCTGATGCCAATTGAGCAGCTGTGGCAGTTTGAGCAGCAGCGGTTGCACCTGATGACGCAGCAGTTGATACTCCTGAACTTGCACCTACTTGGCTAATGTTTGGCAAAACAGGAATTGCATTGTAAGCACTAATCAATCTATTAATTCCTGAAATTGCGTTATCAACAGCTGTTTGAATTGCAGATATAACTTTGCCAATAATATCAACAATTCCACCTGCAATAACTCCAATAGTCTTTAAGGCTGCGCCTAAACCAGTAACTAAAATAGGAATAATGACATCAGTTATGAATCGACCAAATGCATCAAATGCTTCTTGGTTGTCTTTAATGGCTTGCTTAATTGGATCAAAGTATGCAGCAAACTCTTGCAATCTAGGGACTACCTGATTAACAATAAGATCAACAAATTTTTCAACAAATGGAAGTAATCGATAACCAATTTCCTCTTGCGCTTCAGCAAAGGCTTGCTTTAATCGATCAATTCTGCCTTGGAATGTTTCAGCGTTTGCAGCTGCTGCGCCACCATAAAGATTGGTCAATGCCTTTGTAGTTTCGGTAAAGTCCATTGCCTTTAAGTCGGCTTGGCTCAAACCAATTCCTAATCTAGCAAGTCTTGTATCTTGTCCTTCATAGGCTTTTGATAATGCCTCGACAACTGTGCCAAGCTCTTTTCCAGTTCCCTTTGATACATCAATTGCAAGTGTGAGCAATTTTTGAGATTGGGTTACATCCTTAGTTGAAACAGACAATCTCTGGAATGATGCTCTCAATTCATTGTCGGTTATACCTGTGGCTAATTGTGTTTGTGTTATGTAATCCTCAGTTGCCTTTATTTGGGCATTTGTAGCCCCTGTGGCACTCTTTAGGGCAGCAGCCAACCTTAACTGTGCCTGTTCATCCTCGATCGCTGATTTGACCCCATCAACGGCTAATTTGACCCCATAGGCAGCAGCAGCTGCAGCAGCAACCGCAAAAGCAGCAGCAGCCTTTTTTCCAAATTCTGCAATTTTGCTTGCATTGGTTTCAACCGCTTTGTCAGCTTCGCCTAACTTCTTTTTTAAGTCATCAACATCGGCAAGAATTGATAACTTTAAAGTGCGATTACCGGTTGCCATTAGACCCATTCCTTAATAATGCGATTAAAACTTGCTTCCCATTTGTTAATCAATTCAGGCTGAATTCTGCGAAGGGTTGGATAAATGAACCATCCTCGAGATCCACGACCTTGCCGTCCCGAATAACTAGGAAACTGTTTGAATTTATTTGAACCAAACTCAACGCCACCCCATAGGGTTTGCGTAGTAGCACCACCTGAAAACTTTTGTCTTGCGAATCCATAACGGAATTCACCAATTTTGCTTGACTTTGAGATGCTAACTCCGTCCGCAACTCTTTGCGCAACCTTGCCCGATTTTTCTCTGCCTCTAGCTGCTGATTTAATTTCCTCTGATGCAAAATACGCCAAAGCAGCAGATTGAGTTCTTGCTTCCTCTGTTGCTTGGTCGTCCATAAGTTTGAAAGCCTTGTAAATATCACGCAGATCGGATTTGTTGTAGGCGATTGTTTCATTTGCCATTCCTTCGCTCCAATATCTCGATCGCTGTTAAAATGTCCTCTGCTTCAACCCATTCGCTCATTGGTATTTGAGTGCTTATCGCTAACTCAACCAATAATCGATTTAGGCTTCCTTCTGGATGACTTTTGGGTCTGCATCACCGACTATTACATCAGCGACAGTTTCCATCCAAATATCCATTGATTTGACGGGTTGTGATCCACCAAGTTCCCGCTTATGTGCATGATAAGCCAAAAACATAAGATCCCAAATACCCAACTTCTCAGATATTTGACCAATGATGTTTCCCGTCTGTTTCTCCCATTTCGCAAACTCAGGCGGTTGGGCAATGTATGTTGCTTGGTCGCCTGAGTTATATTCAATTGTAATTGGTAACTTCATTTGTTTGCTCCCGTTTTATTTTTTAACTAAAGGTTTCGGTTACTGCGCCTTTAGATACTGTAAAGGTGAATGATACTGTCTGAGCATCAACACCTGAACCACCAGCGGTTGGAAACTCTGGCTTTACTGGAAACACAAATTGTGCTCCTGATGCAGCTGTAAGTGTCATGCTGATATCTGTATCTGGTGCGCTTTCAGCAGCTGTCCATAGAGCCTCGCAAACTGAGTTTGCCTTGCCCCAGTCAGCCAACATATCCAATTGGAATGTTCCTGAAATGTTTGTGGTCTTGTAAGCTTCGCCTTCCATGGTCTGATAAACCTGACGCTCATTGACCTTGGTTAGAACTGCGTTTGTCGCTTGTGCTTGAATATCTGTTCCACCTGTGAAAGATAAACCAACATCACGACCGGTAATTACGACTGTTGCCATGATTTCTCCTTATATTGTTTGCGTGTAGTAGGTAGATACTCGAACATCTGCGATGAGCAGCGTTGATGCACCAACTTGAGTAACTGTCGGTCTTTCAACCGAGCTGACAATGTATCCAACTGGAATTACTGCCAGAACACTTATGATTAATTGCTCGATATTGTCGAGCGATGCTGGATTGCTGTTATAGGCAACCGCAACTGAAATGGTAAAATTGATCTTGGCTCTAATATTGGTTTTGCTTATTGTTTCAAATTCTAGGTATGGTGAATCAGGCACAACCACTACAGCTGGTGGAATTACTGTTTCGGGAACAAATGAATAAACATTTCCTGCGACAACTGATAAAGCGGTTGCTAAAGGTGTCCGGATCTGTTGAAGGATTGTTTCATTAGGCATTTAGAGAGCCATGCTTTCGGTGTCCATATATGAACCAAGCAAACCAACGCACTTATTGAAAAGTGATCGACCCATTCTAAATGGCGTTGGTGAGAAATCTACTCCTTCGATTTGTCCTCCACCGGCAAGTCTTGCTTGAAAGACTTCGACTGAAACTGTATAGACGGCTGACTGAACAGCTGCGTTTCCAACATAAGTTGATGCGCCAGAAAGGGTAGCAACTCCGGATGGGATGACATTAGCCTCGA